TGTTTCCGTAATTGTTGGTGTTGGAGTAATCGTTTCCGTTGGTGTTGGACTTGGGTCAATACAATTGTAGTCCATATCCATAGTGAGGTTATATGTTCCCGCAGAATATGTAATAATTGGACTATTTGTTTTACGACAAGTTGCCGAATCAACAACATAACCATTACTATCTGTCAAATTGACATTTATACCTAAATTAGATGTGAGGAAACTTGATACAAACTCACCATTAGTTCCACCACTTAACACATACTTCATATTTTGACCTCCCCAGAATGAATTACCGATAACATTAACTCCTCTTACCAAAGTATAGAAGTCATTTGTGTTTGTGGTTTTACCCGTGTAATTGACATCAAATACGGCACTTGTTGATAAATCTACCACATAATCCCACTTGGTTCTCAAATAGTTCATAACTTGTGAAAACTCATTAGTAGTCAATTTACGATTATACACCAAGAACTCATATACCTCTGAATTAGTTGCTATAAGAGCAGTTGGAGTTCCCGCATAATTGTAACCACCAATACCCATACCACTAATAGTTTTACCACTATAAGAGGTAGTCATAGGATATGTTGATGTTAAAATAGCAGAACTACCACTAATAATGTCCTCACCATATACTTTGGTAGGCCCCATATCAGTATAATCTATTGAATAACCATTTAAGAAGTAATTGGAGATAGCCATAGTATCTGGTGTAAAGTTACCTGGACTACCATAAGTTATGGTATAACCCGCAGTTGCTCCCGTTTGTATGGTATCTTGTAGAGATGAATACTGACGAAGCAATATTTGTTGATTAGTAAAAGCACCGCTTGTTCCAAACTTGTATAAGTAAAATCCACAATCACCAATAGTTCCCGTTGCTGATTTATTACCAGTATTTTTCTGAACCTTGAAAATTGTATAACCACTCGTAGCGTTGAAAGATTGTGATGAATCTTGTTGAGTTAAAAGGCTTCTGTTTGCCGCAGTTGATGAGGATAAGAATAGGACAGCATTACTACTACCCGTTCCTCCCGTTGTAATGTATTGTGGTCGTCTTGTTGTGGTTGTAGCGGTCAATACCAAAGGTGTTGAACCCTTACTCGTCCAACTCTCAACCAAATTACCACTTAAAGATAATGTTGAAGTATCATCAGCATCAAACCATAGTTGTAGTCCCGTAATACCACTTGGACTAAACACGGGTATTGGTGTTGCCGACGGAGTTGGTGTCATCGTTGGGGTTACGCTTGGTGTAGGCGTGGGGGTTACACTCACAGATGGTGTTGAACCCGTCTGTAATGGAGCACCCAACCAACCAAAGGCAGGCTTTAATTTCTCGGGGTCATACTCCCAAGATTTGTTAAACTTATTGAAAAGTTGTTGTTGTCTTTCCTCTAAACTAAGAGGAGTTTCTTCTTCTTTTTTTGCTCCAACAACTCTATAATTTTTGTAATTTCCAAGATGTCCCCATCCAATTCCTTTTCCCATATTCTTAAATATAAAAAAAGGGGGATTTCTCCCCCTTTTATGGTTTTATTTCTATTATCCAACGATTGATATTCCAGACACAACATTTGGTAATGTATCGTCAAGCAACATCATAGGTGATTTTGAGTAGAAAGTTAGGGTGATGGAGTATTGGTTAGAATCTCCCATCGCCGCACCACTTGCTCCACTACCTGCCGAAAGATATCCTCCGCCAAGTTCTAAACCAAGAGCATAAATGTCTCCGTTCATAGTTTCCGCAAATGCGGTCAGACCTCTATTTTGAGATAACAACTTAATTTGGTTTCTAATCTCAGTATCCATTTTAAGGAATACCAATACTAAATCTTGTTGATAAAATAGAGTGCCCGCTTCAAGTGAATTGTTGATAGTTTCAGTCAAAGAAGAACCTGCGTTCTTAGATAACTCAAAACCATACAGCGTTCCGCTACCAGAGATGGTAGCAATTTCACCAGATACTTCTGTTGAGCCCGTAATAGTTCCGCCTAAGTAAACCTTAGTTAAACCTCCAACTGCCGCTAAACATTGAAGGGAATATGCTGAACTAACGAGACAAGATGAATAGTCACTCATAATTGTAATTTATTAGATTTAGTTTATTAGTTTAAGTTGTTAGATACGAAGTTCGCAGGGAATGCGATGTTAGACGCAAGGTTGAATTGAGCTTGTGCTCTAACCTCGTTGTTGTCTCTTGAATACCACATATCCAATCTTTCTGTGTCGTCCAAAAGACCTACACCGATAACCATTTGAGATGATTTACCACAAGTGATTCTGTTAGTGCCAGCAAGACCTGGAACACCTACAACTCTGATTTTTGTTGCTGGGTGGAAAGTGATGAACTCTTGACCTGCGTTCTCTGGTGAGAAGTGGAAGTAGTTAGCCGTTCTCAAGTTTACAACATAAGAGTTGTAGTTTGACATAGACATAAATACGATTAAGTCATCATCCTCACGAATTGCGTCTGGTAATGCTGCGATAACCTCGTCAACACAAGTCAACATAGTTGAGCTTGATGGAGTTGTAGCAGATACAACCAAGTTTACACCAGTTGTACCAGAAGAGATTGTGTAGTAGAAACCATCAAATCCGTCAGTTGCGTTAGTTGCCGTCCATACCTTCGTTTCCACGAATTTCTGTATTTCCTTCGCTTTTAATTCTGCGATTTGCTGTTCGAAGGGAAGTTCAGAGTTGCTCGCAGGGTTGTTTAAGAACATACCAGCCCAATAGTTTCTAAGTGCCGTAGGACACAAAGCTTCTTGGTAAAGATACAATTTTGATGCTAAGTTTCTTTGTGTGAAAGTCGTAGCAGATAAGTTAGCTGTGTTATCCCAACCGCAACCACCAGTTCCGATGTTAATAGTAGAGCTCAACAAGTTAATTGACTGAGTTCCTTTTACGCCTGGTTGAATATAACATAGTTCAAGGGTTTTAGCCTTAACGATTGACTCAGATAACAATAGGCCGCCAACTTGGTCGGTATATGTTCCAATCTGAGTTAAGTCAAATGAAAAGTTATGTTTTTTCATAATTTTTTTATTTTAATTTTTGTTGTTTATTTAATTTTTATTTTGTTGTTTTTTAATTGAGATAACGCTTCCAATTTTGAGAACTTCATTGTCTCCATTTCTTCAACATATCCTTTTCTGTCATACACTTTTGTAGTCGCTGGTTCTGCTGAAAACTTACTGAACTTTTCCTTTAAGGTTTCGTTCTCTTTTTTCAACTCAGCCAAGTCATTTTTAATTGACTCAAACGCTTCCAAAATTGTTGACATCATCTCAGAAGCTAAATCTGATGAGTCACCCTCAACATTGCTTCTTTCAACGATAATTCCGTCTTTGGTAATGAAACGGATTTTAACCTCATTACCTTCGGTGTCTTTTAATGTTACTTGATGTTCGCCATCGGGTGCTGGTGTCATACTTCCGTCTTCTCCAACTACCTCAACTTTTTCTCCGACATCAAATGTTGGTGATTCTAATTTAACTCCTTCTGGTGTCATCGCTTCGGTCATTTCAACCTTTGATGCCTCAACTACCTCTTGTTCGGGTTCAGTTGATTTCTCTTCAATTGAAGTGATGATACCATCTTTTGTTTCAATAAGAAGACCTCCGTCTGTTTCGTGTAACCCGTCTGGTGCTGGTTGTCTACCCTCTTCTGTTTTTACAAAGAGTTCGTCTCCAACCTTCATCTCGTCTGAGTCATTTTCCACAATAGTTCCGTCAAGTAGAGTAGCCTCTGACATCTTATTTTCCATCATCTTTAAGTCAGAGATTTTACCCTCTTTCATAGTGATTTTTGTTCCATCTTCTAATTCAATCATTCCGTCTGGTACTGGTATCTCACCTTCTGGTGTGATTAAGTAAACATCCGCTTCTAATTGTAATTCTTCAATTCTGAACTCAGCACCATCGGTATTTTTATACATACCGAAAGACGACTTTTGATAACCAAAGATTTCTCTAATTCTGTTGATTACTTCTTGTCTATTCATTTGATTTTGATTTATTGTTTATTTTATTGTTTTTTTTATGAAAAAAGGAGGTTCTCTGAAAACCAACCTTCAATACTAAAACCATTTAGTTTATTCTGTTTAATTCTTTTCCATATATCAGAGTTGGCAACTTTCATAGTTACTACCCAAGTTCCTTTTGGAAAACTGAAACCCATTGCCGTTGATTTATCGTATTCTGGGTCTTCAACAATCCAACTTTCCTTAACATAACTATCAGCAGGTTTATCACTATGCTCCACATTTGTTTTATTCAACAGCATTTTTTTCATAAACTGCTCTGCTAATTTTCTTGTGGTATCTTCTGAAAAGAATACATAGTATAAATCCCCTTGTTCTGCTCTGCGAATTATCATCTTATTTGGGATTACAGCAGCCCCCGTAATTTCCATCTTTTCCTCATCTATTGAGAATAATAATTTTCTATCTTTCTTTGGCGGTTTACAAGAACAACTCATCTCCTCTTTGGATTGTTTTACTGGAACACAATTAGGGACAACCTTACCATTTAGTTCTTTTGTTCCAATTGCTTCATAACCAGGCCAACAAGCCTCAGTTAAATCAAATCCTACTCTTTTGATGAGGTCTACTTGGTCGTAAATAACCCCTTCTTTTTCTAAATTGTCAATAACTTTTGAGACCATTTCTCGTCTGTTATTTTCATCTCTAACTTGAAGTAGAATATCTATAATACCCTCAACCATTTCTTGGTCTTCTTCTAATGATGAGAACTCCTCTTTTCTGATTTGTTCCAACTTTCTTTGAGCCCACTCAACACCTTCGGAGCCACCCCATCCTAACCATGCGCTATAACCCTTGTCTTTCCAAGGCGTCCCCTTGAACTCGGGTGCTATCTCTGAGTTATTACGATGTCTCTCAAATGCTGCCATACGAGCAATTGTTTCCTCACTAATCTTTTCTCTTTTACAAAGTTGATTAGCTCTACGAAGACCAGTTAGTTCCATACCCTCAACCTCCTCACGACCATACTCCTCAATCCATTTAAGGACTTTACAAGCGTTTTCTGATGCGGCTTGGGGGTAATCATCGTAGGACTGAAACTCGTGCGTTTCACACGGCATATAACCTATTTGATTATCCCCGTATTTGTGTGTGTGATGACCCTTACAACCAATTTTTTCAGCTAATAATTCTGCTTCCTCCCTTGTAGAAAATAGAGGTATTTCGTCAATCATATCTATAACTGAGAAACCACCTACTCTTGGTTCAGGCGTGTTGCCAGCGTTTATCGTGGCAGTTGTTCTTGTGTCGTAAAGTGTTCCTACTTGTTCTGAAATAAGACCCTTTCTAACAGATGATTTGTTGATGATATCACCACTCTCTCCTTTTGGTAAATAAGTGAGTTTGACCCACTTATGACGGCAGTTGTAACTACCTCTCCAATGTAGAACTGAATAACCAGTTGGGCCGACGGGGTTAAATGATGATAATGCCTCAATATCGTCTTGTGTGAATACTCTGTTAGCTCTTAACATTTCTTTACAAAATACTCTTTCAGCCTTTGGGCCGACATATTTGTATCTAATACGAGCAATATTCTCTTCCTCACCTTTTGGATTTGGATTACTTGAAACAGCAAAGGTTTCCATAGGTGTTGCGTCCTCAATTCTATACAGAACATAACCCTCCTCTTCTAACTTACCATAAGGTTCACCAAGTTCATTTATAGCAAATGCCAACTCTGACATTTTGTCCTCGTCTAATGTTTCATAAACATTTCCGTCAACAAGTTCTGTGAACGCCAACCAGTTACTCTCGTGAGCTGGTCTTTCAACCAAACTGATTGCTTCAATACCACCGAACTCTTGTAGTTCGTCAATAGTTAGTTCTACGATACGCATCTTATATGAATAAATATAATTTAAGGGGGTTTATACCACTTTACAGAACACTTCTACTCTTAGTTACCCTATCCAGAGCAACTTGTGATGAAATGTCCGTAGAAACGACATATGTTTTTATTGCTGTATTTTGAGATTGTAATGCGATTGAGTTCAATAATGAGGTCTCGGGTGATACTTGTGTTGATACACCAGTAATACCACCAGAAGCAAACTTTCTACCACCCCCAACTTGGTTTATTGCCGATAATAACGGCTTAAACATACTTGTTGAACGAGCGTTGATAATTGACTCACCATTAGAAACTCTTACGGGGATATTATCTAATCTACCCCCACCTTGTCCTACGACCATACCATCGGCAGCTGCTACCTCTGGTTTCTTTTGTTTAGAAATCTGAATAGCCCTTGCTAAACCTTGTGCGATGGCAATACCCGCAGCGATGGACGCTCTTACGGGAGCATCGGGGGTAGGAATAGACAACTGAGATGCGTATGCTTTTTGTGCCGCATCATATGTTCCAACGATGGTGGAAGCATAAGCGACTGCTTGTTGTAACTCAAAGTTATCACCCGCTAACGCACCTAATGCCGCAAGACCACCAGCCAATAAATCTCTTTGTGCTTGTATTTGTTGTTTCTCTAAATCTCTAACCTTTTGTTTAGCAGCATTTGTATTTTGGTCTACTACCACAACAGCATCACCATACTTCTTTTCAATCTGTAATTTTTGGTCTGCCGTTAGTTGAGTATT